ACTGCCAAGTAGGTTCGTATGGTACCACTGAAATAGGTGTAGGTCCCTCCAGTAGTGGCAGCGATGCTGGAATAATAAAAGCGAGACCAGCAGCAATAATTGATGTTGAGATCATTCGGTTCATTGCAACAGTTCACATGATAGCACAGTATTTATGTAGGGTCAAGACGCCTGGGGGCATAATATGCCTTGTAGTATGCCACTATACCATCTGTCTTATTGTTGCCTTGGGATACCCAGTCATGACAGCATTCCACAATGCTTTTTTGACTGTATACAGGACTACCATCTGGTTTAAGCTCACTACCAAATCGTTTCAAAAGCAAAGCATACACTCTAGAACGGATGTCCAATCGGTCATTACTGTAGCGCCAATCATCTGCCATGTTGAGGTAGCAACTGGAGTAATTGTATCACAGTTAACATAGTATGTCAAGCTAAATAACTGTGTGGTAAAAATTAGATCGAATGAAAAAAGTCTTTTTGACTTTTGGAATGCTACTGATGACCGCATCTGCAGCGAATGCAGGCGGACTTGTATCAAAACATGCTTCTAGTATTCAACTTACAGTTGACGCCGCTAGAACGCAAGCGACACGAATTGGTTCCTCATTTAGTATCTCTGGTTCAAACATTGATACTACGGACGGTACTACAGCAGGCACAGTGTCTGTAGGCACGATTACGTCTGGAGTATATGCTCCTGGCACTATTGGTGCTACTCAAGACACAGCAGGTGCTGCGTTCTCGTTCAGTCAGTCATATACCCAGGCTGATGCAGTCCCAACTGCTGCTCCTACTGTAGGAGCTGTTCCTAACTTCAGTAATGTAACTTCTTACACTGCTGGTACTGCTGGAACATTAGCTGGTACTGTTACTTCAGCTGGTGTAATTGGAGTGACGGCTGGTGGTGCTGGTACATCTGCTACTGGACAATTTGTGAGTGAAATCACTGTTATCGACTGATGGAGATTCGCAATGACCCATTTTGGAAAGACAATCATATATATTGTGATGTCTGTGGCGGGAGTAAGTCTTATTCCTGCCGCTGCCCTGGCGGTCCCCGTGGTCCCAAATTTCACCCAGGGATCAATGTCGAGCCACACAGAGACAACGCAAACGATAACTGAAACAATCAATAGCATGGACTACTCGACAGGATATCAATATTCTGCCACAGGTTCAGGTGTTAGTGCTAGTGGGAATCTTTCCCCTGGTACTTCTAATACCAATGTAACAATAGATGGAGTGAATTCAACATGGACAGGAGTGGGTTCAAAACCAAGCTTCACACAGACAGCACCAGGTCAAGCGTTCCAGTTTACGGAAACTTACAATGGACCAGGGCTACAAAATCATACGATTATAGAAAGAGTAACAGAGGTTACAAGCATAACCGACACAACAAGTATCTTCTCACAATAAAAGCATTATGTCTATCTGCCCTAGCTGTAAGTGTAACTGCCCCTGTAAATGCAGAGACTGTGGGGGGTGTAAGTGCAACGGCATCCCCAATCGCAAATAGCTCTGGCTCGGTTACCAACCCAGCTATTCAGGTTTTGCAAGGACCGTATATCACTAACACATATGGTGGTGGGATTCAATGTCAAGGTCCCACTCGTAACTTCACACCGTATGTGACAGGAAGTGCTTCTGCTTCTAAACCATATCAAGATTATTATAACGATCCAGTATATGATATAGGTGATAACTTTGGTGCCTTTGATGAGAACGGAAATGATATTGGGGATGGCATCATTGATAATCCTGGGGACATCCTCTTCCATAAAAAAACTAGAACTGGACAGAAAGATAACTACAGTTTAGGTGTAGGTTTCTCTATGACCTGGAGTACACCTACTGATAAGAAACTGCAGGATCTATGTAAAGAAGCAGCAAGTTCTAACATTGCAATGATGCAACAAATAACTGCCAATAAAAGATTGGACTTTGAGATTGCGAGACTTAAGAATTGCGGAACACTAATGCAACAAGGAATTAGTTTTCATCCACGCAGTCCTTACTTTAAAGTGTGTGCAGATGTTGTAGTTAACGATGTTAATACCGTCAAGCAACATCGCCATTCTATACCTAGTTCTACTTCTTCTTCTTCTGACTCTTCGCCGCAACAGACCGAAGCTTTGCAATCGCTTCATTCCGAAGACGCTGCTCTCCTCGGCGCTCCGTTACAGACTCGACCTTTGGTTTCTTACCCCGAATAGCAGCAACCTTCTTCAGAACTTTCTTCACTGTAGGTTTGATTACCTTCAGAAGAATGTCAGCGAATGGTTTAGCAAGCAGTGCAGATGTAGTAGCAACTACAGCAATACCCCCAGTGGTGATAACAACACCAGTTGGGGGTAATCCATTTAATACTTGTGTCATGATAGGTACATCACCTACCTCTCGGATACATTGGTCTCCAACCAACTTGTATCCTAATACTTCTTTGCGTCCACCATCAAACAGGAACCCCCCGGGTTCTGTATCTAACTGTTCTTGAGTAGGACATTGAATGTCTGCTGTTGCTGCTTGTGTCTTTGGTGCTGGTGTATCTGTTTTTGTATCTGAAGGTGGATTAGTTTCTGATCCTTTGTATGCAGGTACAGGAGCTTCATTTGTAAACTTCAGCTGACCTTTATCATAATCGATAGGATTAAATGATGGTGTACCTGCATCACAAAATACTTTGACACCTTTTGGATCTAATTCATTGATGTCAAAGTTATTATTTTCATTTTGTTCGTGTGCTTCTACACAGCCAGGCATGTCCACGATAGGGACCCCAATCATATTAGTGACTGGGTAGATTTGAGGGACACTAGGAGTTCGTACCTCGGGAGCAGTCCATATATTAATTGGACCGATATCGAGTTGGCGAATATTAATTCCCTCTGCACTAATGTCTGGAATTTCCATATTAGAATGGCAGTGCAGCACCTGTGGTAGAAGGCACAGAAGGTATCTCTGGCATAGCAGAGTCTATCATAGAAGGAAGTGCTTCTGTGATTGCTTCGGTGATAGCAGCAGTTGCTTTCTCCCTAGCACCTTCAATTAATGTATCCTTTTGAACGTAAAGATAAGCACCACCCCCGAGAACAGATAGAGAAACTAGACCTGACAATAATGCGACACCGTTAATAATCTTTTGCATCTTTCTTCTCCTTTAGAGGTTCTTGTTTTGAATCGTCTTTCTTTTTAGACGGCATGACACCGAACGTAGCCAAAGTTCCCGTGAACACGCTGGCTATAAAAGTCGGATCGATATTTTTTTGAGGAACACCAGGAACAGTTACATAATTAAGGGTCAGAATTGCTGCTGACCATCCAAGTATAACAACTCGGACGAGAGTTGATACACCCTCATCCGCCCACTCAAATTTGTTTTCCTTTTTGGCTCCCTCTTTTTCCTGTGGCATTGATTCCATAGTTTTTTCTTGACGGCGAAAAAGCATCGTCGAGTAAAGAGTTAGGCAAAACTATTTATTTGATATAACCTTCTTTCTCTAGGTATTCTCTAGTCAAGGGTGTTGGTTCATAAACTTCCCACATATTACCACCAGCACAAACAGCAAGAGCATTCATTGTCATGTTCTCTGTTCTACCTGCCCACTGTGCTTCTGCTTCCCAAGGTACAGCAGACTTTGGATATGTACGTTCTGCCATTACACGCCAGATCATAGGAACATCATCCTCTGGTTTGATGATAGCAATCAGACTGTTGTCAATCGTTCCTGCCATACAATCTTGTGCAGCGTGCCATCCTTCGTGACGCATTACCATCATTAAGATGTTGGGTTGTCCCATAAAGTTCTTGTTCAGAAAGAAGTTATTGGAGACAGTGTGATAGACACCACGATGTCCTTTTGGAAAATACTTCTGATCAGCAAGGAATACATTCACTCCAACTTGATTGAGTGAGTGCAACATATTATGAAACTCACCAGTGACACCAGTGAATTCTTCAGTGTTATCATACTCCGATGAGATGTCAAGCATGGAGTTTACTTTCACTACATCATCGGTGCATTCACCTAGTAGCATACATCCCATAGAGTGCATAGTCTTGTATTCACTTTCCTTAATTGGTTCTGCTTGTGCAGCAGGAATAACCAAGGCAGCTGCAGCAAGTGCAGCAAATAATGTTTTGATCATGTAGTGATTGATTATTTGTCCTCATTGTACCAGAAATCTTCCCAGTCGTCAAGAGTAGCTTCATATATTCTTGGATTTTCAGTCTGTTCAGCATCTATATTCATTGACCGCATCCAAAACTTGATTCAAAAAATGATGAGCACCGTCATGCCATTGACCTGTCTTGTCTTTATGAGCGTCAGAATATAAATCTGTTTTCATTTGATAAACTTTATTCAGGATATCATTCTTGGTCAATTGTGATCGTGGCATAATGTAATCCTGTATTCTATTATTTATTAAAGAGTCCGATGAAGTATTCTGCATCAACAACCACTAAAGGTTTCTTCCTATTCTTTTTCATGACTACGATAGGTTCATAGTCACCACAGTTTGATGCTGCCTGTTCGTATGCATCCCAGACATTGAGTCGTTCAACGTTCTTACATTCTATCGAGTGTGGGAACTTTTGTCTGGCAGCTCGTGCCATTATCAGGTCTTCACCACCTGCGCCCATAGATCGAGACTCGACATCCTCTGGATGGACATCAAGCATCTCGATCAACATTTGTCTCACCCACTTCTGTAAGTTACGACCTTTCGCTTTAGCACTCTGTGTC